AAGAAGAGTCCTACTTCAAATACATTCTCAAGAATTGTAGGTGAAGGTGATGGAACTACTTATGACATGAATTTCAAGATGGAGAATCTTAAAATTCTAGACGGTAACTATGATGTTCAAGTATCATCAAAAGGTATATCTCATTTCAATAATGCAGATGTAGACTTAGAGTACTTTATTGCACTGGAGCCTGACAGCAAATACAATGCCTAACCTATATAATAATAGTGTGAATATTGTGCCAGTCTCTGCAATATACGCGGGAGTAGTCCTCACTCATCATTGGGTGGACTGCACTGCAAACTCGGTGGGGGGTTTGCTCCTATGAATGAATTTCTCTATGTAGAAAAGTATCGTCCTCAAACTATTGATGACACTATACTTCCGAAGGAACTTAAAGAAACCTTTAAGGAGTTCGTAAAGAACGGAGAGATACCTAACCTATTATTGTGTGGGTCAGCAGGTGTTGGTAAGACGACAGTTGCAAAAGCATTGTGTAATGAACTCAATGCAGACTTTATAGTAATCAATGGTTCCGATGAAGGACGATTGATTGACACACTCAGAACAAAGATTAAGAACTTTGCATCCTCGGTTTCATTATCGGGTGGTGCAAAAGTTGTTATCTTAGACGAAGCAGATTACATATCTGCAGACTCAGTTCAACCAGCTTTGAGAAACTTCATAGAAGAGTTCTCGTCCAACTGTAGATTTATCTTTACATGTAATTACAAGAATAGAATTATTCCACCATTGCATTCTAGAACTACGGTTATAGATTTTGGTATTACACCATCACAAAAACCTAAACTTGCACAGCAGATGTTACTTAGATGTAAAAACATTTGTGAGATAGAAAACATTCAGGCAGATGAACGTGTCCTTGCAGAACTTATTATGAAGTTCTTCCCCGACTTTCGAAGATGTCTAAATGAGATTCAACGTTATGGTGTAAGTGGAGTTATAGATAGTGGATTGATATCAACCCTATCCGAAGAGAAACTAACTCCATTGATAAATAATATCAAAGAAAAGAATTGGTCTGCCATGAGAAAGTGGGTTGGTTCAAACTCTGATAATGATTTCAATTCATTATTCAGAAAAGTTTTTAATGCACTGGAACAGAAATTGGAACCCCAATCAATTCCAGCTGCCGTGTTAATAATTGCAGACTATCAATACAAGTCTGCATTTGCAATGGATTCAGAGATAAACTTTGTTGCTTGTCTAACTGAAATCATGGGAGAATGTAAATTCAAATGAGTGAATATGATGATGTAGTAGATAGACAAAGGAGATTACTCCTTGCAGAAGAATGGGCAAAAGGTGTTAAGTCACTTCATGCACATGCACTAACTTCCTGCTGGTACGATACTAGGGGTAACGATGGTTCAGTATTGGACATTGAATACAACAACGGTGTTGTTATGAGAGAGATTAGAGAGACAGGTGAAACTGTATTCTTTGGTGAACCTCTTAAAGGTGATGCACTCCTCTCAGCTTTCGGACAGAATACAGGAAAGTAAATGCAGAAACGAAATCCTTTCGATTTTGTTAAGTCGGTCTCTTCCGATAAAACTGATATCATGGTTGATGATATCGAAGAGAAAGCATATCAGCCATTTCTAATTAACAAATCTTTGTCTTACCACCAAGATTCTGTTTTCTTTACTAACGAAATGAATTGTCGCCACGGTCTAGATAACCGTCTTCAGTATGTATTTTTCCTAAATACTTTACGAAAACGACAGAGATTTTCTAAATGGTCTAAACCATATGTTAGTAAAAAACTCGATGTCGTAAAAGAATATTATCAGATGTCAACAAGAGAAGCTAAAGAATTATACGTTCTCTTATCTGATAAAGAACTACGTGAGTTGAAGAACAGAATGAATACTGGTGGTAATAACAATGGATGATGCACAAGAAAAAATAGTTTCAGAATTAGTCGAAGTAACCTTTCCCGAAAAAGATGATTTCCTAAAGATTAGGGAAACACTTTCACGCATAGGTGTTGCATCAAGAAGAGACCAAGAACTATTCCAGTCATGTCACATACTACACAAACGTGGTAAGTATTACATCACTCACTTCAAAGAGTTATTCAAACTCGATGGTAAACCAACTAACATAGATGAGTCAGATATCGGTAGAAGAAATACTATCTGCAAGCTTCTAGCACAATGGAAACTTGTAACTTTGGTTGACCCTTCTAAGATAGAAGAACCAAATGCACCCCTTTCTCAAATCAAAATCATACCTTACAAAGAGAAAACTAACTGGAAATTGACAACTAAATACTCTATTGGTGGTTCTAAATAGATAAATACTTCTGTTAAACTTTAATAGGAGAAACTTATGTGGGACTTTATTAGTAGTATCTGGGCATTTATGTCAGCGATACCAGCAATTATATCTATATGTTCAGTCATTGTCATGATGACCGACACACCAAAGGACGATGCTCTTTGGGCAAAGTGCTATAAATACATAGAAGTCTTTGCACTAGCAATAGGAAAGGCAAAGGACAAAAATCCATTATTGGATAAGTAAATAATTAGGAGAACATTATGGACGGTACAACAGGATTAGTATTACTACTCGTATTGGCGTTTGTGTTTTTCGTTGTTAAAGGAAAAGATAAAAAGGTTAAACCTAAATCTGTTCCTTCCAAAGCAAAACCTAAAGCACCTACAGTTGCAGAGTTAAAGAAACTCACAAAGAATCAACTAGTAGAGCTTGCAGAAAAGAAAAACCTTAAGGTTAAAAAATCTGGCGCAAAGGCTGCAGTTATCAACGAAATCCGTGAACAATTGAAGTAACTCTTAATAGAGTTTGAAAAAGAGGGACGTTTATCGTCCCTTTTTTTGGCTTACAAGAAAGTAAAAAGAATAAATAATTGCATGAATGAGATATTTGAGTTGATAGGTGAAGTGGGAGCCCCAATTGCTGGAAGCATAGTCATGGGATTTTTTATCTTTACTGTTATCAAACAAATCCTTGAGGGTGTTGTTGACGATATAAAAACGTTAACGATGTTCTGCAAGTCCTTAGAAAACCGTGCGAGAACAATGTCAAATGAAATGATTAAGATTGACATGTTAGTCTCGTCAGCACTTGAATTGAGACCCGATATAGAACGTATTGCACGTGCAGAAAACTTTATAGAAGACGGTAAGCTCGACGTAAGAAGGGATTAACATGGAAACTGAAGTTGTTGAAGTTGTAGCAAATACAGACCCCACGTTAGTTACTCTACTTAATGAATATGGTTTTCCTATTGTCATGATGGTTGGACTAGGATATTTCATTTATTATATTTGGTGGTTCGTAGGTGAAAAACTAGAACCCGAAATAGAGAAACAACATTTTGCACTCATCAAAGTGATTGACCAAGTCAGAATGTTAGACCAAGATTTAATTCGTTTACAACAGAAGGTAGACGTGGTTCTCGAATATAAAGAGAACGCAAAAAAGAAAGAGGTTATGAATGCAGAAAATAGCAGCGATAATAATTAGTGTTTGTTTTGCACTTAGTGTAAGTGCAGATGAAATTGTACACAAGTTTAAGAGTCCATCCTTTAATGGGATAGGAATATCTGCACATTATCTTACGATTGAGAACCAAGAAAAGTCAAGACGTGACAAGATAAAGCAAGACCTTGAAGATGCAATTGCAAAAGCAGATAGAGAAGCACAGAATACAACGCTTGCAAAATTTTTAAGAAACGTAGAGAGTAGAATCTACGCTCAGTTAGCAAAACAGTTAGTGGAGAATATGTTCTCTAATGGAACTGCAGCTGCATACGGTACATTTGTAATGGAAGGAAATACTGTTACATATGAAAGAATGACTGGGGAAGATGGGGTTGATTTCATACGATTAACAATTGTTACTGAAGATGGGACAACAACGGTTTTAGATATACCAGTTGGTACAGGAAGCTTCTAAACAATGAAAAATATACTAACAGTAGGACTACTAGTTCTACTCATGAGTGGATGTGCTAGTATTCCTAGCATGACAGACTCATGTGAATCTCTTGTTATGTCAAGAGTCGGCGAGTGTATTGAGAAGGCAGAAGTAGTAAATATACCTACTTATAGAGAGTTGGCTGATTTACCACCAGCGGATACGATGCCAGTTGTTGCAGTATATGCTTTCCAAGATAAGACAGGACAACGTAAGAGTAAAGATGGAATTGCATCTTTCTCTACTGCAGTAACCCAAGGTGCAGAATCATTTTTGATTGATGCCTTGAAGACTGCTGGAAAAGGTAAATGGTTTAGAGTAGTAGAAAGAACAAGTCTCGATGCACTTGTAAGAGAACGTCAGATTATTCGTTCTACTAGAGAAGACTTTGCAAACCAAGAAGGTAATGAAGATGCCCCAACAGGTATTCAACCTTTGCTGTTTGCTGGAATCCTACTGGAAGGTGGGATTATTGGTTATGATACTAACATTGAAAGCGGTGGACGAGGCGCAAGATACTTAGGTATTGGTTCAAGTGTGTCCTACCGTAGAGATGTTATCACTGTATCGTTGAGAGGAATATCAACTTTAACTGGTGAGATTTTACTGAATGTACAGACTCAGAAGACGATTCTAAGTACAGGCGGTGGTTATGATGTATTCCGCTTCGTTGATATGGATACGAAGTTAGTGGAAATGGAAGATGGTAAAGCAGAGAATGAAGGAGTTACAAGAGCAACTCGTTCTGCAATTGAACTTGCCGTCTTGGAACTAATATACCAAGGACACGATAGAAGTTTTTGGGTAATTAAAGATGGACATCGTCACCCACATGGAAGTCATGGTAGGAACGAACTACATCGAATAGAGGAAAAACAGGATGAAGAATAAATTATTACTCATTATGTTAACATTAGGAATGTCGGGGACAGCATTTGCTGGAGCTGA